GCCTGCATCAAAGCTCACTAGAAAATCTATTGCGGACACAGAAAATGAAGAAATACTTACTGGGCTCGATACAACAATCGATTGGAAGAACACCGGAGATAACTCTTACGATGGTGAAAAGCTACGACTCCTTGTACATGATGAATCTGGAAAGTGGGAGCGACCCGATAATATCCTCAACAACTGGCGTGTCACTAAAACTACATTAAGGCTAGGTAGGAAGATTATTGGTAAATGCCTAATGGGCTCAACTTCTAATTCACAAGACAAGGGAGGTGGTAACTTCAAAAAACTTTACAGAGATTCTGATGTATTGCAAAGAAACGCTAATGGCCAAACTAAAAGCGGAATGTATTCTTTGTTTATACCCATGGAATGGAATTTTGAAGGCTACATAGACGTATATGGTCAACCTATATTCAGAAAGCCAAATGAGCCCGTTTTAGACGCTTATGGAGACGTAATAGATACTGGTGTTATAGACTACTGGGAAAACGAGGTAGAAAGCCTTAGAAGCGATTCTGATGCGTTAAATGAGTTCTATAGACAGTTTCCTAGGACGGAGGGCCATGCGTTTAGAGATGAGGCTAAAAACAGCCTATTCAACCTTACTAGAATATACGAGCAAATAGATTTTAACGACAGCTTACAGGCTCAACGAGTTGTTAAAAGGGGAAACTTTTCTTGGAAGAATGGCGTAAAGGATACTGAGGTTATATGGACTCCAGACAAAAACGGAAGATTTTACTTGACATGGATACCTCCTCTTGAGCTAAGAAACAGAGTAGTAAAGAGTGGCGGTTATAAGTATCCAGCTAATGAGCATATTGGTGCTTTTGGCTGTGACTCCTATGATATATCTGGTACTGTAGGGGGAGGAGGCTCTAATGGAGCTTTGCATGGTTTCACTAAAGTGAACTTTGATGGTCCTTCCGACACCTTCTTTTTAGAGTACATATTTAGACCGCAAACTGCGGAATTGTTTTTTGAAGATGTTCTTATGGCAATACATTTTTATGGCATGCCTATACTAGTTGAGAACAATAAACCTAGACTTTTATACCATCTAAAAAACAGAGGTTACAGAAAGTTTAGCATAAACAGACCAGATAAACACAAAAACGACTTATCTAAAGCAGAAAGAGAGCTTGGTGGAATTCCTTCCTCACCTTCTGTGATATCTACTCATGCAGAGGCTATAGAGACCTATATAGAAAGAAGCGTAGGTTTTGGCGATGAGGGGACTGGAAACATGTACTTCACTAGGACTCTTTTGGATTGGGCAAACTATGATATCAACAAAAGGACAAAGTTCGATGCCTCAGTAAGTTCCGGCCTAGCGATAATGGCAAATCGTAAATATGTCGCAAAGCCAACAAAAAATAGTAACGAAATAAATATTAACTTTGCAAAGTATAACAATAATGGTTTATACAGCTCAATTTTAAAGTAAAAAGATGCAGGAAACTTCTAATAAAAGTGTTATAGGATTTCCTAATCAGCTAGTCAGCGATTCTATTAAGGCTTCTGTTGACTATGGCCTCCAAGTTGGAAGAGCTATAGAGATGGAGTGGTTTAGAAAAGATGGCGGCAGATCAAGGTTTTATAACAACAGAGACACCTATCATAAGCTTAGAAAATACGCTATGGGTGAGCAATCTGTTCGGAAATATAAAGATGAACTTGCCGTTAACGGTGACATATCATACTTAAACTTGGACTGGACACCCGTGCCTATTATACCAAAATTTGTAGACATTGTTGTTAATGGAATTTCAGACAGGCTTTTTGATGTAAAAGCAGAGGCTGTTGACCCAGTTTCATCAAGTAAAAAGGCCATATACAAAAACAATATAGAAACTGAGATGCGCCTTAAGAATGAGCTAGAGGAAATAGAAGCTCTTCTTGGGGGTAATATGTTTAATGTAGAAAAGGATTTGTTGCCAGAAAGCGATGATGAACTTGAACTGCATATGCATATAGATTATAAAGACGATATAGAGATAGCTGAAGAGAAAGCTATCGAAAGTGTACTTAAGTTAAACAACTACGAGCATATAAAGAAAAGAGTCAATGAAGACGCTACAGTGCTCGGGATAGCAGCGTTAAAGCATAGTTTTAATATGCACGATGGTATCACGGTTGAATATGTAGATCCTGCCGATATGGTGTTCAGTCCTACAGAGGACCCCTACTTTCAAGATTGCTATTATTTTGGAGAGGTTAAGAACGTAAACATCACCGAGCTAAAAAAGATAGACCCAACGCTTACTCAATCAGACATTGACGAGATAGCTAAGTCTTCTTCTAAGTTTGATGCATATCAAGGGATGAGAGCGGGATATCAGACAGATACGTTTGATACAAACACCGCAACATTATTATACTTCTGTTACAAAACGGATAAGAATATCGTATACAAGAAAAAGAAAAATGCTCAAGGAGGAGAAAAAGTTTTAAAGAAAGACGATCAATTCAACCCACCAAAAACAGAACAAGCTAGATTCGAAAAACTCTCTAAAAGAATTGATGTATGGTACGAAGGTGTACTTGTTCTAGGAACAAACAAAATGTTGAAGTGGGACTTGATGAAAAATATGGTGAGACCAAAGAGCTCGGTAAGCAAAACATATGCTCCGTTCGTTGTCAGTGCGCCAAAAATGTACAGAGGTCAAATTGATTCCCTTGTAAAAAGAATGATTCCTTTTGCGGATCAAATACAACTACTCCACTTGAAACTACAACAGGTAGCTGCAAAGATGATCCCAGACGGAGTATATATAGACGTAGACGGACTTTCATCTGTAAATCTTGGAAATGGAGCTACGTATACTCCTCAAGAAGCGTTGAACTTATATTTTCAAACAGGATCAGTTATAGGTAGAAGTTATACTGAAGAAGGAGAATATAATCACGGAAAAGTTCCGGTTCAAGAATTAACATCTTCTGGTGCTAACTCCAAGATATCCTCTTTAGTTAATATGTACAACTACAACTTAAATATGCTGAGAGGTGTTACTGGTTTAAACGAAGCTAGAGATGGCTCTACGCCAGACCCCAACGCATTGGTTGGAGTGCAGAAATTAGCCGCTCTAAACTCTAATACGGCTACTAGACATATTCTCAACTCTGGTTTATTTATAACTCAAAGAATTGCAGAATGCATTGGGTACAGATTGTCTGATATGCTAGAGTACTCTCCTATGGCGGAAGACTTTGTAAAAAACATAGGAAAGTATAGCGTTTCATTGCTTAAAGAAATATCTGAATTACACTTACACGATTTTGGCGTATTTATAGAGGTGCACCCAGATCAGGAGGAAATGCAAATACTAGAGCAAAACATTCAGACTTCTTTGTCGGCAGGTAAGATTGATATAGATGACGCTATTGATATACGAGGAGTTAAGAATGTAAAGATCGCCTCTCAACTTCTCAAGGTTAGAAAGAAAAGAAAAGAAAAGCTAGACGAAAAGAGAAAGCAAGATATGATTGAAGCTCAGTCAAGAGCGAACCAAGAATCTTCTTTAATTGCGGAGAAAGGAAAACAAAATACGCTACAGGCAAAGATGCAGGCAGAGATGGAGCTTGAAAAGTTAAAAGCTCAAATAGAATCTCAGAGAATGCAACAAGAGTTTGCCTTGAAGTCGGAGTTAATAAAGCTGCAAAAGTCTTATGACGGACAGATAACCCAATTAAGTGCTCAAGCGCAAATAGATAAAGAGGCTTATAAAGAAGACAGAAAAGACAAAAGGACTGCTAAAGAAGCAACACAGCAGTCTAAAATGATTCAACAAAGACAGCAGGATTTAGACCCTATAGACTTTGATGGTCAAGATAGTTTGGGGTCGGGAATGGAAGGAATTCTTGGCGTTCAATAAATTAGTAAATTTGCAAATAATTAAATCTTAATAAAATGGAATGGAAAGTAAGAGCGTTGGATGACGAAGGAAATCCTATTGAGCCAAAGCAAGAAAGCGTACAGGAAACTGTACAGGATACTGTACAAGAACAAGTACAAAGCGAAAATACTGTACAGGAAACTGTACAAAACGAAGTAGAGCAAGATGACGTATCACGTCAAGAAGAAGTCGTCAATGAGCAAGTCGAAGAGCAAGCCCAAGACGTACAAGAAGAAAAGCAAGAATTAGAAAAGCCTTTTGAGCTAGACGATAACAGCATCTTAAACTACTTAAGAGAAAGACGAAACATTGAAGTAGAGTCTTTAGACGTTCTTTTAAATAATGAGCAAAAGCAATCTGATGAGTTGCCAGAGGATGTTGCTAAGTTTATGGAGTATAAAAAGGAGACTGGTAGGTCTTTTGATGATTATGCTAAACTGCAACAAGATTGGAGCTCTGTAGATGATACTACTGTCCTACGTCAGTATTATGCTGAGAAAAAGCCTCACCTAGATTCAAGTGAGATAGACTATCTGATTACCGAACAGTTTGGTTATGATAGTGAAATGGACGATGAAAAGGTAGTAAAGTCAAAACAGATTGCATATAAAGAGGAATTATACAATGCTAGAGGATACTTTGAAGGTATGAAGGAAAAATACAAAGCACCGCTTGAGTCAAGAAGTGCCGAGATTCCAGAAGACTACAAAGAAGCCTTTAACTTTTATAATCAATATAGAGATAGTTCTGAGCAAGAAGCCTTAAACAGCGCTAAACGAGCTGAAACTTTTAAGCAGAAGACAGATTCTTTTTTCAACAACGACACATTCAAAGGTTTTGAGTTTAATGTCGGAGACAAGAAGCAAGTTTTCAAGCCAAGTGACGTACAAAGAGTTAAGGAAGTTCAATCTTCAATAGATAACTTTTTTGACAAACATTTAGACGAAAACGGCATGCTAAAAGACGCAGCATCTTACCATAAAGATATGTTTGCAGCTTATAATTCGGATGCTATTGCTAAGTTCTTTTACGAACAAGGTAAGGCTGATGCAACTGATGGGATTGTTAAAGAAACAAAAAACATAGACATGACCGTCAGAGAAAACACTGTTACAGATAGTTCTGGTACTAAGTTTAGAGTTTTGGATTCGGGCGATGACTTCTCAACATTTAAAATAAGAAAAAAATAACTAATAAAACATTTTTAAAATGGCTGTAACAATTTCTGGAGTTCAAGGTGCATTAACACCTGCTCCATCGAAAGCAACGCTTTCAACAAACTATTTAGGGTCGGCTATTGAGTTTACTTCTCAGTACTTACCCGATGTATATGAAAAGGAGTTCGAAAAGTACGGTAACCGTTCTGTATCATCATTCTTACGTATGGTTGGCGCAGAAATGCCTTTCCAATCAGACGTAATCCAATGGGCAGAACAAGGTCGTTTACACCTTGCTGTAACAGGGGCTACTCGTTCTGCTGACGTTATTACTTCTAATGGACACGCTTTCCGTGCCGGACAGACAGTAGTTATCAAAGATGCTGATGGTACGCAAGAAAAAGCTATCGTACTTGATGATTCTGATTTAACTGCTAACACTTTTGCTGTAGCATCATATGAGAACGCTAACTTAGACGCTGCTCTTGATACTACTGGATTAAGTGTATTTGCTTTTGGTTCTGAATTCAAAAAAGGAACTGAAGGAATGTCTGGTACTGTAGAGGCTGCTAAAGATATCCTTTCTACTACTCCTATCATTATCAAAGACAAATATGAAGTCAATGGTTCTGATATGGCTCAGATTGGATGGATTGAAGTAACTACCGAAAACGGTGCTTCTGGATATCTATGGTATCTAAAATCAGAGCATGAAACTCGTTTACGATTCGAAGATTACTTAGAGCTATCTTTAATTGAAGGTCGTCCTGCTGCTGCTGGTTCAGGTGCAGATTCTGCTGGATATCAAGGTACTAAAGGTTTATTCTACGAAATCGAAAACCGAGGAAACATTTCTACTGGTTCTATTGATACTCGTGATGACATCGAAGAAATCATTAAAATCTTAGACAAAGAGGGTGCTATTCAAGAGAACGTTCTTTTCGTTAACAGAAGTAAGTCTTTCGAGATTGACAAAGTATTAGCTGATCAAAATAACAGCGGTGCTTCTACAAGCTCTTACGGTTTATTTGACAATGACGAAAGCATGGCTCTTAACCTTGGATTCAAAGGATTCAACTTAGGGTATGATTTCTACAAAACTGACTGGAAATACTTAAATGACGCAACTACTGGAGCATTAACTTCTGGTGTTGATGGAGTTTTAGTTCCTGCTGGTACAACTACTATTTACGATCAAGTGTTAGGAAAGAATGCAGTACGTCCTTTCTTACATATCAAATATCGTAAGTCAGAAGCTGAAGATCGCAAGTATAAATCTTGGGTTGTAGGTTCTGCTGGAGGAGCTGCTACTAGTGACTTAGACGCAATGCAAGTACACTTCTTAAGTGAGCGTGCTCTTTGTGTACACGGTGCTAACAACTTCACGTTATTGAAGTAAAATTAATTAGGGGGGAGGCTTATGTAAGTTTCCCTCCTTTTTTTTTAATCTAATTAAATTTTAATATAATGGCTAAGAAAAAAACGGCTGAACAGCCACAATGGGAAATAAAGGACAGAATCTATGTCTTAAAAGGAGGAATGTCTCCAGTGAACTACATATTACGTTCCAAACATTCAAACAACAAACCACTACAATATTTTGACGGAAACATAAGTAGATCATTAAGGTTTGCTTCTAATCAACAATCTATATTTGTAGACGAGCAGTATGGTGATGCTACCTTACCTGCAATTGTTTTTCAGAATGGTAAGCTACAAGTTCCAAAAGAACAAGTTTTACTACAACAGTTTTTATCTATATTTCACCCAGACTTAAATAGAATTTATATTGAGTTTGACCCTAATGCGGAGGCTGAAAAAACAATAGTAGACGAAGAAGCTAAGTTAGATGCTCAAAATCTAGTAAGAGATATGGATATCGAAGACTTAGAAGCTATTGCTAGAGTTATCTTGAAATCAAAAGTGTCAGATATGACATCTAAAGAGATACGAAGAGATATGCTTGTTTACGCTAGAAAAAATCCAAAAGAAATTCAAGAGTTAGCTAATGACGAAAACATCAAACTCAGAAACGTTGCTATAAGAGCAGTAGAGCTAGGTCTAATTAAGCTAATGGACGATAAGAGAACTTTTTGCTGGAACGACAAGAGTAAAGAGAAAATAGTAACCGTTCCTTTTGGAGAGAATGCTTATTCAGCTTTAGCGTCATATTTTAAAACAGACGAAGGTTTAGATGTTCTGCAAGATTTGACTAACAAACTGTAAATCAATTACAAATAAATATGTTTGACTAGAGGGGGCCACGAAAGGTCTCCTCTTTTTTTTTGTACTTTTGTATTATGGAATATGTAATCGACCACGTTAGAAAAACGGTACTCAGTGTTCTCAACAAAGAGAATAGGGGGATACTTACTGTGTCACAGTTTAACTCGTATGCTAAACACGCACAACAGCTTTTATTTGACCAATACTTTGCTGAGTACACTAGACTGTCTACTCTTAAAAACACTAGAAGGCTTTCTAGAGACCAAGGGGATTTGTTGAGCATGATGCGCTCTAGCATAGATAAGTTTATGGTGACTGCTGATGTAAACAACACGGGTGGATATTACATCAAGCCAGAAGATTTGTATTCGCCAATATCAATAGTGTATCAAGGAAGCATGGTTGAATATGTACCTAAACACAAGGAGCCTTTCTTGGAAATGTCAAACATGGCTGGTCCGTCTGAATTATATCCTGGTTACTGTGACGAAAATGATTACTGGTATCTAAAGCCAAACACCCTTACTGAGCCCATAACATTAAGCTATATAAGAACATTGGCTAATCCTAATTGGACCTATAACACAATTAATGAAGACCCTGTTTTTAATCCCGATGCGAGCGATTTCCAAGACTTCGAATTAAATCCAGAAGACACGACTAAATTAGTTATAGAGATTCTTAAATTATCAGGAGTTACTATTAGAGAGGCGGAAATTACACAAGCTGCAACTCAAATAGACGCAGTAGAAACACAGAAAGAAAACGTTTAATAGATGGCACTCACAGATCAAGAATATTACAGCGACAGTAGCAATTGGGGGGGTAACCAATTCGTGCTACTAAAAGATATAATAAACAACTTCATATCGTTCTATGTGGGTGATGATAAGATTATAAATGACGTTTCTAGATACGACATAGTTTTTCACGCAAAAAGAGGGCTTCAAGAGCTGCATTTGGACGCTCTAAGAGATGTTAAGGCTTTGGAATTAGAATTACCTGATGATTTGCAATT